TGCTTGCGTATATTAAGTAATGCATTATGGTAAAGTTGGATAAGCGGCTTGAATATTGGCATCAAGAGCTTCACGCTTTGCACCTTGGTCGGAGTCATAGATGATTATTTCTTCGATTTGACCTTGATAGGGTAAAATGCCAACAAGACTTCCAATATGGGATACTGCGGTACCACTTCCAGAGCTTGGAGTAACAACACCTTTTTCCGTTCCATCTGAATACTGTCTAACGTGTGTGGAGTTAGCAATTGTAGCGTACAGATGCTTTGCGCCATCAGCGGTGTGCAACACCGTAGAAAAACCAGGATAACTGTTTTGAATGTTAGTTGCTAGATGAAATCCTACAGACAAAGAAGAGGATTGTCCACTTATTAAAGTTGAAAACGGACACTTGAATTGATTTCCAGTTATGCCCTTGGTTACAAGAAAAATTGAAAGAGAATTATAGGCACTTATAATATCGTTAGCGGGTGTAAGCCCATCATTGACCCCATCAAATGTTAGACCATTACTTAGTAAAGAACCATTTTCAACGATTTTAGGTTGGTTAGCTAGGGTAGTCTGAGTAGCATTTTTACTGTTACCCGATTGGTCATACCAGATTGTTACCAATCCGTCATTACCAGAACCTACGTGAGTAATTAACGCCCCTGAAGTTATTTCAGAAACTTTAAAATCCGCCTCTGCATCATCGCTTGATCTACGGACACGCACTGCCAGAGGATCACCGCCAGTAAGACTACGAAGGCTGTATGCCGCCGTTGCACCAGGAGCAATCTGCAATGCACTCGGATCCCCTGAGCTTAACAGACGCTGGCGACCCAGGGCTGAATCAAGGCTAAGGTGCATATTAGACCCTGTGAAATGCCGCTAGTCCGCTTGAATCCACTGTTCCTGCAGTGAATTCTCCGTATAGAATTGTTCCAGCGACAAGTGCTGTGTTAAGGCTCCCGACGTTCGTTACATTGCTGGCAGCCATGTTAGAGAGCGTTGTATCCTTGAGGATTTGTATAGCGCCGTATGTGCCAGCGGGAGCTGCACCATTAGTTACAATTACGGATCCAGCGGAGCTGAACTCCAGTGCGTTGTTTCTTGATCTTGCCATGTCTTTATTATATCAGATTATTTTTATCTATTTTCTGCTTTGCCTGGATAAGTGCGTGCTTATCCTGCTTAGAGTATTTGTGCTATTTATATTGCTTAATTTTTCTAATTCAAGATCCAGGTACTTTTCAGCTACTACACTTTCGGCTTGAGCTAACTCTACCTTCCCTTGCAGTGTAAGAAAGTCGGCATAAGCCGCATGCGCTATATAATTGAAGAACTCACTTGGAACTTCTACCGTTGAATTGTAGTAATCCGAATTCACAGTAAATGGCGTGAACTGCTTCTTGTATGTGACGTAGGCTACGTTTTCGTCAGTATTTAAAATGTTTAAAATGTTGGCACCTTCAAAATCTACAGAGAAATCATACTCCGAAGCTGAATTATTTAAAAATGGTTTTTGTTTATGTATTCTTTGGAAGTCTCCTATTGTATTAACTTCTCCCCTGCTGTATGTCCCAACGTATGGTATTGATTGTTTCTGAACAATATCAGGAAACGGCTCTGCTCCGTTACTTACTGACCAAATGTTTACTTCATAGGGAAATGATTTAGGCGAAGCATCTAGTTCTGTATACCTAGTTGTACCAGCGGATGAAACGTCAAAAAGACCACTTGCAGTATATGAAACAATTCCTGCAGTTGTAATAACCCAAGAGCCGTTTGCTTTTTCGTATATTAAAGAAGCGTCTGATATTGAAGACCCATCATCAGCTCTTACGTGATTACAATAAATTGACGAACCAGTAAGTGCGTGACCAGTGCCTCCAGATTTTTGAGAACCCAAAAGAATGTAATTTCCATTAACAAAGGTTGCTCCCGTACCGCTAGCGTTTGCCACAGTTAATGCTATAAGTTCCCTGGGCTCTCCGTAGACCACGTATCTGGGCCAGAAAGGACTCTTCCTGAACGCCTCAAAATACCTACGGTTAATAAAACTAGCTAATTGATCCTGCTCATTTTCAACAAGTTCAACTGCACCAATTAGATGTGTGCTAAGAGCAAATAGATCCTTGTATTGTCTGGTTTGCATTATGCCTTGTTCGCGCTAAGTTCTGGGAACTTCTTGTTGTAGTACTTAATGAATTCTTTTGAATGCACGGTGTCGTGCCCGTACTTGTTTGTTAATCTAAAAAAATCCCTAGCTGGGATTGTAGCTACGCATTTACCAAGAGTTGGATGCGTTTTGCCTCTTTGCTGATTTGCTTCTTTAGCAGCAATGTCAGTTCTTTGTTTTTCCAAAGCAACCTCCCTTTGATATCCAGTCTGGATTTCGCGCATGAATGCACGATTTACTTCTCCGTCTGAATACCTGGGAAGATTTGGAATAATTATATCCATAAAAAAAAGGTGGGGGGCCGAAGCCCCCCGACCAGAATTAATTAGCTAACTTGACGGCCAGCAATTGAATCAACATCAAATATATTGAAGAAGATTTCAATGTCGCCAGCATCTGCTGTATTAACATTTCCACTTCCTGTGAACTTGAAGTCAATGTTATCGTCAACAGCATAAGTTTTGCCAGTCATGGCTCCGTCTAAAGCAGGACCAAAAGCTCCTGCGCCTGTGAATACATCAACATTATCAATGTATCCATCAACGTCATCACCATCACCTACGTCAATCACGAAGGAAGATAGACTTCCTCCAGAGAATGCTGTATGCAACTTGTAGGCAACTGCACGAACTTGTTGTCCAGCTTTTATGGGAAAGCTGGCGTTAAGAGTTTCATTGGCTGCTGCAGCGGTTAGATCCGCGTGCGTAATACGGATTGAATCAGTATAAGTAGATAATCCTTGTATGGTCTTATCGCCTTTTAATGCTTGTGTGCTCATATTATTATGTTCCTCGGGTTAAGGTTAAGCGATTGCAGTGATCTTACCGTGAGCTTGTGGATGATACACTAGAGATGTAAGTGCACAATCAACGTAGCCTCGTTCACCAGCTCCAAGATTTGGAAGGCGAGTGCTTCCCATTGGAATCAATTCAGAAACACCGAAGTACTCAGGGTTGATGAGATATCCTGTGTCCTTGGCAGTTGTGTCAGGGGCAGTGTCAGGATTCATGTTCACGATGGAAACCATGCCGTGATCACTTTGGTACATTTCAACCGAAAGAGTGATTTGAGCTTCGTTGCCATTGTAGTTAACTGAACGAACACCAGGGGTTGCGCCATTTGCAACATCAGCACCAAAACGAGCGAAGTCACTGATCTTACGACGAAGAGCAGTATCAGCAACAAGAGTCAAGCTCTCTGTAGATCCAGTCTCGCGGTAGATACCAGTGATAAGGTTGTTCAGCGTCGATTCAGTGAAAGCGCCAGTAAGGTGCAGAGAATCAGTGCTAGTACGGAAGTCAGCAGGGACAGGGTTAACAGCTTGTGCACCGTTTTGGATCCACTTGCCAAGACCACGAAGCTTGTAAGGAGTACCAGCTCCGTCCTCTGATGACATTTCGTTGTCAGAGATAAGAGTAGCTTCTACGTTACGTTTTAGCTCGCGGATTGCTTTAGCTTCAGCTTGAGCAACCTTAGCAGGGCCAACCGAGTCAACAGCTTCCTGAAGATCAGATACAAGGTAATCCTTGCGGAACTTCTGAATGTAGTTGCCAAGACGAGCACGCTTTGAGAACTTGTCCGTGAATGAAGTAATATCGGAACCTTCCGAGATACCGTCAGTGCTTACGTCAGCAAGAGTGTCAACAGTCCATTCAACGAAAGTGCTGTTTGCTTTTTGCTTGGAAGCAGATGATAGAACAGGTGTTTCTTCTGGAGCCAAAACGGTCAAGACATCAGTGAGGTCCTCGCGATTGGATACAGACGAACCCTGTGTATTTACACCAGTAGGTGCAGGGGAGAATGTATTAGATAATGACATTTTATTATATTATTGAGATAGTTGAAGTGTTCTGAGTCGAATGAAGTCGTTTTTCTTGCCGCTTTGCAAAAATTGATTGGATGCGTTATTTAGATTCTTAACAGCACTGGGCATTTTCTTTTCGGATTTAGCCGATGCAGGAGTGCTGGAAGGAGGAATAAGCCTGCCCTTTCTGGGTTCATCTTGTACCAATTTTCTTCCGAACATGCTGTTTGCTGCATGCGCAAGAAGATATGGTAATTGAGCTGAAACCTCTGGGTCGAACTTATCAAGTCCTTTTAAGCGCTCATCGTTGAGCATATCATTGTACTTGGAATTTACCTCATTGTCATCTTGCATCCACTTGAACTCCTTTTTTGCCTTGGCAATTAGGTTCTCTCCTGATTCTTTCGCATCCTGGATGCGTTGAATCTTTTGAGCTTGTGCAGGGATGAATTTCTTTTCGGCTTTCCTAGCATTCTGAAGGTGCTTTCTTACGTCGGACTTGGTCATTTCTTTGCCCTCGACCTCCGTAATTACTTCATCAGCTGAGTATCCATCACTGTTGAATATAAGATCCTCGGCCCATTCAATTACATCTTCCACTTGCTTTGCAACTGATTGCAATTCATCGATATTTTCTAAGTGGCTGTATGGGTTTTCTGAATCCTTAACTTCAGGCGTGATTTGACTCTTGGCTTGCGCCTTGAGTTTTTCCAGTTCAGCTTCTGCTGCTTTGCGCTTTGCTGTTAATTCACCGAATCTGGCTACTGCACGGCTACCGAGTTTTTCGGATAGTTCGCGCAGGTCATCTTCGGATAAATCATCCAATTCAATCTGAGAAAGAACATCCTCTGAAGTCTCTTCTTCGGTTGATTCCGATTGCTCGGACTCCTCCACTGAAGTTTCTTCTTCGGAATCCTCGTTAATGCTATTATCTTCTGCAACGGCTTCAGGTGCTTCAGCAGTCTCCTGCTCAACTTGATTCGTTTCCGAACCAAGAACCTGACCCTCCTCTGCGGTTTCTGTAGTCTCAGTTGCTTGCGCGGTCAATTGACCCGCTCTGCTCCTGGTGAACTGTGATAATGACATGTTGGTCGCCTGCTTGGGTGCAGCTTCGGCGATTGCTGCTTCTTGACTTTCATTCATAATAACGCTTTTTACGCCAGCGATGGCGATGATGCATTATAGCACTACTTTTTTGTCGATTTAAGAATTAGGAAATCTATTCCTTAAAACTTCCCAATCGCAAAGTTCTATAATTTCATCAAGCGCTAATATTCTACCTGAAGTCTGTTGAATTACCTCCATGTCGGCTTTATGCAAATCCTGTATGCAATCCTCTCGCATCTGAACGATTGACTGCACAAGAGAAGCGAATGCTTCATGATGCTTCAGGGATTCAATATCGTCTGGAATCATAACTACTCCGCACCCTGAGTTTGTACATCTCCAACTCTAGCGGCTTCAGTGCCGAGTTGCCCGAACTCAGTAGCATTTATCATTTGCTGCTCCTGGAATGTGTACTGACTTGCGTACTTATTCAGTCTCTCCGCGAACATTTGATCCTGCTGCAACCTAGCTGCAATGTCAGGCTGCTGCGCGTATTGCTGTATCAGCTGAGAAGCTACTTGACCTCCATTAGGTCTAGCTGGCATCTCTATACCTGCAAAAATCTTGGATAGATCATCCAGTATTTGATTCTGAATCTCCTGTGAAGCGGTTTCTGTTTCCTGCATGATGGTATCCGCAAGGACGGGATCAATGTTGGACATTGCTGCAGTCAAAAGACTATCAACATTCACGCGTCCACCCCTATCTAGTTTCAACAAGCTGATCATCTGCTCTATCTTGCTGGATTGAGTCTCTGGATCGGTGCTTAGACTATCAAAGGATATTGTAATGTCGTAGTTCTCATCAGGGGATCCTTTCTGGAATTGAACGGGGTCAGGCGCTCCAGTAACTCTGAAGTACACGTAGTCAGGACCGAATCGCTGAAAACAAGTAAAGCACATGTTTATTACGTCCGAGCAATGCTTCAGGAACTTGTCCACCAGGAACTGCCTGCGAGCTGTACTTATTTCATCGTCAGCTAGTCCAGTTAGTTGATTTGCCTGGTTCTCCATCCGATTTTCCATCTCTATGCTACTTTCAGCTGAGGAGGCTGGAGGCGGATCCATGTATTCGTAATCCTTTTCACGTCTGCGCGGGATCAAGGAACCAGGGCCGAAGTTAGATGGGGGCTGGTTGAAAGGGTGCAGTATAGGGGGAAGTGTAGTTATACTGTTGCGATCAATTCTTGTGTCGCGCTCCACTTTCACTTGCTGCTGCAATCCCTTCAGTTGCGCTGGAATAGAAGTAGCATCATATAGACGTTTACTATTGTTCGAAAGTCTAGTGACGATAACTGGGTAGTCATCGTATCCGTTCATCAGTTCAAATTTAGCGTAGTCCGTCTCCGTGCTGGACTGGAACTCTCTGTGAAAGATAGTGCAATATATGCCCTCGGATCCATCCTCTGGATCAATCAATCTTTGGTATGCATGCACGATTTCTATGAGTTCGTCCGCCTCGTAGGTGCTGTTGTTGCTTGTAAAATTGAACCTTCGACCTTCCTGCTCGACCTCAACACTGTCCACATTTACGCCCCTGTAACGATCAATAACAGTCTGCACGAAATCTTCATTCCAGTCCTCCGTGACAACTTTATTTTCTAACTGCTGCGCTGTGTAGTAAGTTCTCCAGAAGCAATAAGGACTACGCTGCGGATCGGTAACATAGCTAGGAAACAAGAAATCTCCATCAGCAGCAAGAGTGCGCACTTCAGGGGCATCTACAGTTCTTCGCACGGCTGGCAATTCAGCGAACCCAGTCTTCCTTAATTCTTTCAGAGCTTTCTTTGCGCGTTTCTGCGTTACGCCCTCGTAAGCGGACTGCAGCATACCAATGACGCTTTCATCATCTCCCGCTTCAAGCATTTCAGTTATTTCGGGAGCATTGAGCTGTATCTGGTCCAGGCTAAGTCTTTGAATAATTCTGCGATCTTCAGCTTGCCACCCTACATAGGTGATTAATATTCCGCGCTCCAGCAGGTAATTGGCAGCCAATTCCATTTCCTGCATGAACCTAGGTATATAACCAGAAGAAACCATCCACTTCAAAAAGCTGGATACGGTTTTTGCGCGGGCTGCATCTGTTCCCTCCGTCGGGTACGCGCGAACATTACTTCGGCGCAATGCAGTCATAAAGAATGCTACCAGTTTTGTAATGCGCTCCTCAATGACATGGCACTCCATGTCGGATGCTCCCTCCCAGGGGAATGCATCGGCTCCATGCTTGCGGAGATCCTGGCTCTTACCAGGCCATATGTTATGCCTATCATCATAGGCTTCCCTGCATTGATCGAAAAAGGGCTCCAGTTCTATATTTGTCTGATCGTAGGCGCGGCGAAGCGCGGATACTTTCGGCTCTGAAGTGAAGTATGTTAGTGAGTCGGAGAAGTCTTCTGGCATCTGTTGCTAATTTTTTTTATTACCTCAAAAACGTAATTTTTTGGCACTCCTATCATATCACATAATTTTTCTGGAGGAACCTCTTCGGTGTTAAGAGTTAAAGCACGAGTCATTAGCTCCCAGGCTAACAATCTGTCAACCTGTTCGTTAATCCAATCTTCATCAAGAGTGATGTCCTCTTCCGAGTCAATCAAATAGCTTTTCTTTGATGTACCTGTAGCTGGGGTTTCCATCGTTTATTTCCTCAATGTTGATTCTTTTTCCTAGCATGTGATCCCTGAATCTGCGCGGAACTACGACTGGAACAACGCCATC